ACCAGGCACAGGATCTTCTGCCCGGCGGCGGTGGCTGCCTGAAGCGCCACGGCCCCGTAGTTCTGAATCGTGGTTCCGGTCGTGGCCACGGCAACCGCCCGCCCCTGCGAGTCGCTCTTGAGAAGCGTCCCCGCTGAGAAGCTCGCGCCCGCCTCCACCAGGCACAATTCACCGGTGGAGTAGACTGCGATCGGCTGGTCGGTCTCCGCCGCGTAGACGGTGCTCACAAAGTCCTGCAGGGGCGCCTTGTTCGAGCCTTCCTGGGCCACCCCGATGATCTCCGCATTGTCGCCCGCCTGGGCCACCGTGTTCTCACCCGACAGGGTCACGAACCGGCTGGGGCTGATATTTCCACTGGCTTTGAAACTCAAAATGGCCATCACACGACTCCTTCACACATTAGAGTTTTCCCGCCTTGACCGCTTCCAGAATTTCCTCGTACGTGCAGCTTTCGCCGAGTTCCTTCTTCCGCTTGGCAATCTCTAAAGCCCGTCGGCGAACCTCCTCGCTGTACCTTTCCCGGGACTCATCCAGTTCCACCGCTGCGCCTAAGGGAGGCAGTCGCTCCCCGACCGGGATCCGCTTGTAGTTCTCGCGGATGATCGCCAGATGGTCTTTGAACTGCTCGTCCGTCATCCGCGAGTAGCGGCACCGCTCCACCTCCTTCTCCAAATCGAAGGCGTAGACCTGACGCAACTGCACCAGTTGCGAATAACGCTCGGCGTTGACGCGGGCCGCCCGCTCGGCCTCCACATCCTGCTTCAGCCGCTCCAATTCCGTCCGCTGCCGCTCCAGGTGCTGCTCGAGGAGGTGATAACGCTCACGCAGGGCCTGATCCTGGTCCTTTTCCCGCGAGGCCGCCGCGGCGAACATCTTCCGCTGGTCTTCGGTGAGAGGTTTCCCGTGCACTTCTCCGTCCTCCAAAATCTCTTTGGCCTTCTCCGGATCGATCTTGTCCGAAGGTTGCTGCTGGAGTTTTTCGGTCGGCTCTTGACCCGCCTGATTCGAGGCGGCCTGCTCCTCGGCCATCTTCCGCTTGCTCCACTGGACCCAGTCCAGTTGCTCGAGGGCCTGAATGATTTCCTGAACGAGTTCTTCGTTGGCCATCGTGTATCTCTCCTTCTTGTGCGTGGTCGAAGGGACGTATGTGTTGCTCGCGGCCGGCAGGACCGCGGCGTAGCGCTCCACCAGGGTCGAGCCATCCCGCTCCTGATAAAGCAGGGTCAGGCCCATATCGAGCCGCGGCGGTTCCGCCCCCAAGAGGGCGATCGGATCGAGGTGCGTCTGCCGCAGGTCCTCCACGAGGCGGAACTCCGGGCTCCGCCGGGGATATTTCTTGAGGATGTCCTGGTATTCCTTGAAGATGTGGAAGTCGGCCAAAATCGCCGGTTTGCCAGCAAATTCGCCCAAACGGAACGGTCCGGCAAATCCCACGACCTCCGGCGGCGGCCGGTCGTCTCCCGGAGGCGGCGTGTGCCCGAGCGTGATCACGGCATAATCGCCGGTCTGGTCGATCCGCCGGTTGCAGTTGGCCACGATCGCCGCCAGCTCATCCGGTCCGAAGGTCACCGTCCGCCCGTCGGAAAGGGTGGCCTGATGGGCCACAAACACCGGCACGTCGCGGACGTTGAGAAACTCCTCCTCGGGAAAACTCTTCGGTTGGGCAATCTCCAGAAAACTCACCATAACCCGAATATAATCGCCACCTCTGGCAAAACCGGGACAGAGGGATTAATCAAGCCCCAAGAGCGGTCGCAACCCCGGCCGGGCCGGCTTCACGACCTTGAAGACCTGGACGACCTCGAAGGGCAATTTCGAGGTGATCCACTGGCCTTCATGAAACACAGTTCGAGGCCGAAAAACCTCGGCGATGTATTTCTTGCCGGTCTTCGGCCCACGGATCGTGGTCAAGGCCGCCTGCCGCGGCACATACCCGCCCGTGATGCCGGCCAGGAAGTAGTGCTTCTTGTGCCCAGACACGGTGCCCCGTTCGCGGAGATTGTCCCAGACCCAATTCCCCTTGGAAGGGGCCTGGAGGAACGCCAAAAACTCCTCCGGCCAGACGTCCCGATAACCGTAAACACTCCCCGGAAAACGGACGATCTGCCCCTGACGGACCGTCTCCACCCAGAACCGCACATAGAGGATGTGCTGATCCAGGTCGTAGCCGATGGAATGGACGTTGCTTGAGGCGACCTCGACCATCTCCCCGGTCACGATCGGGTGATCGACGGGAAATTCCCGCGGCGGCCCGAACCGCATCGGGACCATGACCGTCCCCGCATCGGGCAGCTTGACCTCCCGCCGCTCCTCGACCCGCTCCTCGATCTGGGCACTCTTTGCCACGGAGGGGCCCAGCCCAAATTCCGGTTGCCGTAAGAGCAGATCGGCATGCTCCCGCAAGAAATAGTAGGCCGCCCAGATCGCCCGCTCCCGTTCCTCCTGCGGGAGTTTCATCTCCTTGGGCGGGAGGACCTCAAAACCGAAGGCCCGCAGGAAATTCATCGCGTCCAGGGCCGAGAGGCGAAATCCCGCGGCCTCGAAGGGAACTTTGCCCAAGGGGGTGAAAAGCGACTCCAGGAGCGTCCCCACCGGCCCCATCGATCGCAGGAACTGCTTGACGAGCGTCCACTCGGACCGGCCGGCATACCGCTCGATCGCCCCGGCGATCTCCCAGATACTCGTCCCCCGCAACTCCCGCAGACCGGCCCCCCGGCCCAACTGTTCCATCAGCCGCCGCGGATCGGCCGCAGGGCGGGTCCGCACCGTCTGGAGGAGAAACCCCAGCGGCGAGCGGCGGAAACTCTCTTCTAGTTCCCGCTGCAAGGCGACATCCGCCCGGCGAAAGAGTTTTCCGGCGTCAAAGGCCATGTCAGGTCTCCTTTCCCCCGATCCTATCACAGCTCGGGGACGCTTCCGGGACGGAAACTCTCCCGCTCCAGGGCCGAGGGCGGGGCGACCACCGACTGCAGGATCAGCCGCAGGGCCATCTCCAGGGCATCCGGCCCGTCGTCATGCTCGGCCAGGGGAAAATCTTCCAGCTCTTCGACCAGCAGGCGGCAACCGGGATTGCGGCGGAAGCGGAGCTCGCGATTGGCCAGATACGGCCCGATCCGCCGAATCCGCATGAGCTTATTTTCTGTGTTGTGGATCGGCCAGACGGGAATCCTTAATCCCATCCGAGCCAAACTCTCCCGCTCCAGTTGCCGTTCCAGGAAGCCGTGGTACTGATTGGACTCCACGACCACCCACCGCGGCCGATAGACCTGGTAGAGCTGGAGGGCCCGGCGGATCGTCTCCTCCGGGGTCCGCGGCTGGATATCGGCATCGACAAAGAGCAGCCCCCGGTCCTGGGCCACCCCCACCGCCACGATCGCCGTATCGTCGCCCGGCAGGTCGGCCCGCCCCCGCGACGGATCGATCGCCACCACCCACCAATCGGCCGGTGGCGGCCAGCGGTCCTCTTCGATCCAGAGCCAATCCCCGAAGTACGATGGCGGCCACTCCGTCCCGGCCGCCTCGGCCGGGTCCTGCTGATACAGGGCAGCAAAGGCCCGCAGATCCTGCCTGCGAGTTCTCTCCAGGGCCTCGACATCCAAAAAGGCCGGCCAGAGGGCTTCCCCGGTGGCGCGTGGGTCCTCCGGGTGCCGCCGGTCCTCCCTGGCCAAGGCGGGAAGCTCAATCACCTCCCACTGATCGGCGTCCTCCTGTCGCAAGAGCCGTCCGACCAGGTCGTCCTTGTGCCAGCGGGTCATGCACACGACGATCGCCGCCTCGCGCGACCTCCGCGTGAAAAAATCTGACGTGTACCATTCCCAAATCTTCTGCCGATAGACCGGGCTTTCTGCCTCTTCCCGGTTTTTGATCGGATCGTCGATGATTCCGAGATCGAACCGCAAACCCGTGATCGCCCCGCCGACGCCGGCCGCCCGAAAATACCCGCCCTGGGGCAACTCCCAATAGTCGTCGGTCCGTTTGAACCGCCCAGCCAATCGCCGCTCCGCCGCGGGCAGGGTCATCCCCGGAAAGACGTCCCGATAATCGGGCGACTCGATGATCCGCTGGATGTCCCGGCTGTGGGCCTCGGCCAAGGTCGCCGTGTGCGTGCAGGCGATGATCCGGGTTTGGGGATTTTTTCCCAGGACCCAGGCCGGAAACCGCCGACAGACAAGCTCGCTCTTGCCGTGTTGCGGCGGCATGCAGACGATCAATCGCCGCAACTTTCCCGTGACGAGCTCCTGGAGTTTGGCGGCCAACAGGCGATGGTGCCAATTGACGTCATAATCCGGCTTGGTGAAGCGGGTGAAGGCCAGAAGATCGCGGCGGGCCTCGCGAATGGCCTTTTCCCGGAGCAAGACAGCCAGCCGCCGTTTCTCAATCGCAGATTCTGCGGTAGCGGCGGATTTCTTCGTCGAGTTCATCATCGGACATCTGCCAGACCGCCATCATGCCCGTCCCACCGGAGGCCTGAATCTCCACCCGTTGCCGATTGAAGACCTCCGGCTTGAGCCCCTTGAGGAGAAACTCCAAGAGCCGGTCACTCCCAGCCAAGGCCCGCCGGAACGCCTCGTCGAGGAGTAGGTCCGTCAACCGTTCCTGGACCTGGGCAAAAGCCTGGACATAAGCCGGAGACGTCTGAAGCCACTCGTAATGACTTGTTCGGTTGACGTTCGCCACTCGGGCGGCCTCGCTGAGGACGCCACAATCCCGATAGGCCTTCAGGAACGCGGCCTGTTTCGGAGTGAGAATCGCGGAATTTTCGGGTTGTTCCGTGGCCCGTGACGATGATTTTCGTTTCGGAGGAGACGTTCCCTTTTTGGCCATCGTCAACTCGACAACCAGGCTGAAAGCGTCTGGGCCACCAGAAGGACCAGAAATCCGGCAATCGCCGAACTGAGGTAAAGAATGGCCGAGACCTTGGTGCAGAGCCCCGTCGATCCGTTACCGAAGAGGGTCTTCTCCGCCCGGTCCAGCCGCCGCTGGTGATCGGCATAGATGATTCGGATCTCAGCGATCCCGGCTTGAATATCAGCCAATTGCTCGTGAAACTGCTCCCGTTGCTGAAGCAGTTCCTTTTGCAATCCCTGGATGTCGCGTTGCACTTGTTCCAAGATGGCCTCCATCTCACCAATCCCCTTGCGGATCGACCACCCCGCGGACGGCCCAGCCGTCCACGAAGGGACTGGACCCGAAATAACTCTCCGGGACCACCGCGAAGCCCCCCTGGCCCCAGTCCTTGCCCCAACTGTTGACGACCTTGACGCCCCATGTTTGCCGGGTGCGGTGATAGAGGAGTCCCACACCGCACATGGCATGACCGCCCCCGCCGCCGCGATAGTCGGACAACCAGCCATCAGCCTGGACCTTGAAATTCCAGCCCACCAAAATCCCCAAATTGACCGGGAACCCCAATAAGATGGCCGAAGCTAAATGCTCGAAACTGGGACAATCCCAGGCCTCCAGAATCCGAAATTTTTTCGCTTCGTCCTTCCAGCTGGCCGGCCAAGTTCGCTGCCGCCACTGGAGTTCCGGTACCGTGGCCGCCGTACAGACACCTTCTTTTTCAAGCGTTTCTATGGCGTCCGACAGGACGGACCCGGCGTCCACCCCCCCGTTGATCCTTCCGTACAAATTCCCCGCCGAGAGCTTCACGTAGGGAAGCCCCGCCTGTTTGCGGAGGACGTGGAGGGTCTGCACCGAGGCGAAGGCATTACAGGCCCCCTGGCCGTCTTGGTCCAAGATCTCCGGTACCAGATGGGCAAAATCGACTTCCGCCCACTGATTGCGGGGGATGACCTGGATATCCGGACGATTCGGGTCTTGCCCGAGGACAGGATACAGTGCTCCGGGATGCAGGAGCCGGGGCTTGCACCCCAAAAAGTACTGGCGGCCGTCGACGATGATCGACAGGTCACTCATCGAAAGATCCTCCAGCGGCGGGTCGTCGGTTGAGGTGTCGGGGGACACTGCCCGGTCGGACAGGACTGTTCCCGGTTGGGCTGCGGCTGGACCCCGGGTGACGGTGGGCCCGCCTCCTTAGTCGGACCCACCACCAACCCGAAGCGACTGAGAAGGGCAGCAAACGACGAGGCGTCAGGAGGGGCGGCTCCGGCATAAAGCTCCTTCCCGTCCTGGAGAATAAAGACCCGTGGCAGACCGGCGGCCCGGGCTGCGGTGATGTAGGCCGCCAAATCCCCGGGGGACTCTCCTGTTTCGTCCACCACATCGTCATCCACGATCCGGAGTTGCCAGCCGGCCACTTGGATCGCCTGCCGAATCTCCTTGTTGACAATCGCCGCCGCCTGCCCCGGAGAACGGTCCGCGGATTCCTCAATCCAGAGGACGACCTTCGGCCCGGGGATCGGCTGCGGCTCAGGCTCCGGCTTCGGACTAGGTCCAAACGGCCAGGAAAACTCCTCCACAATCAGTCGCTCCCCGATCAAGGCCGCCACGATGATTTCCGGCTGACCGGAGCGATCAAAGACTTTCCAGGTTTGTTTCTCGGCGCCGGCCACCCGCACCGCAAGATGATCACCCCCGGACAGCTCAAATCCGAGCTCCCCGGCTGAGGCGGAACCGGTCAGACCGACCGCCAGCCCCCAGGCAATGAGCAAACGGATCATGATTCACCTCATGCGGCTTCGATCTCTTTGGCCTTGGCGTCGGCCACCCCGAAGATCAAGACCCCCACGATCTGGAGGACATCGGCCGCCTCCTTGGCGATCCGCACCGCCTCCAAGGGTGTGATCCGCCCGTCTTCGCGGGCGTCCTGGATCGCTTTCTTGAGTTCCACCAATTCTTTGACAAGGTCCATTGCCTGTTTCTCCATTTTGCTAAATCGTGCCTTCCAGGCCCGCCTCTTGTGCGGCGGCGCCGTCTCCAAATAACAGGCCAGACAAGGCAGCCTCACCAGCCGGCGACACCGAGGACATCGGCCAATCGGGCCCGATCCCGGCAGGACCTCACGGCCACTCTCGAGGATGCGTGTCACCGCACTCCGCGACAGACCGGTGATCGCGGCGATTTGCCGGATTGAGGCCCCGGTCTCACGGAGCTTCCAGACCCAATCCCGATAGGCCTGTGAGACTGCCATGTCTCGATTTTACGCCCCCCCTTTCCCAAAACCGGGACAATCGCCGCCGTGAAGAACCTCCAAGGCCCGGAAATACCAGGTGGCCACCGCCCCCAAATCCCGGATCTGGCAGAGGACCATGGCCGGCGGACCGGGAATCACGACCAGGGGGATGCGGGCGCCGCACCGCTCATCCGCAAATCGCAAGGCCTCGTCGGCTTGAGACACGTCCTCCCGCTGACAGAAACAGAGATCGGACAACGCCGAACCGGGATCCCGGCCCGAGGCCTCGGGGAGATTGAGGATCAGCCGCAAGGCCCGCCGCACACAAGGGTGCAGATCATTCCAATCGGATACCAAGCATGGCATCAGCGTGGTGGTGGTCGTCGTCATCATCAACCCTTACGACGTAGAGTTAGAATCAATAATCCGTTCTTCGTCGTCCCCGTTTTTCGGAAGCCTGCCCGAAGAAAACAATAGCCTGGTACTGCCGATTTTATCTTGCGCGGATTGACGAATGTGAAAATATCTGATTCGTGCGGCCATCGCGCAAAGGCCATCTGGCATGCCTGACGCAGAATCTGCGATGCTTTGCGAGATGATTCATTCCGAAAGACCGCAAGATAGATCCCGCGGCAGCCGGCAATGGCACGCCCAGACCGGCGAAAACCAATCAGGCATGTCCACGATGGATCAGTCAATAGCAAATACTGCCCAGGTCCCATGAGCTTAAGCGGCTTTCGTCCATCGCGATAGCGGCGGGCCGAATAATGCCGGTTGTAAAGTTCCCGCGCCTCCGGCGTCCCGTCGCGAATGCAAATCAAATCGTCGATCGGTAGGAATAACTGCTTAATCATCGTAAGGATGCCGCGCCCTCCAACATCGACACCTCCCGAGAGAGAGGCGAACCATACCACCAGGAACAGGGCTAAGCTTTAAGACCGTGAGGGTGACGATTTGCGAGTCGTCAGCAAAAGCTCCAGCAAATTGCAGGGCGTCAAAGATGGGCTTGATGATATTATCCAGGTCCCGTCGTCTTTTGTCAGGTGGATAAGCTTCAATGTAAATCCAGAGTTTGTCATCCTCTGATACCTGACGGCAACCGCCTCCTTCCTGGAGGAATTTCCACCACAGGCCGTCCACAGCTTCGCGATACTCCCGCCCGGCCCGAGATAAAACCATCCGCCCGTTCACGTTCCGCCAGTAACGGTTGGCCGTCGGCGGCCAGGGCAAGTCGAGCGTGATCGTCCGTTCGCTTTCTGGATCAACCATTGAGAATCCTTTCCACGTCCGTTTTGGCCTCAAGTTCCGCTACCAGCTGCTTAACGTCCCTGTCTTCACGATCCCAGCCGATCAGTGG